GGTTCGTCGCGCAGAATTGCACGATAGTGACGGGAAAGCGCTGACCAGGGCGATGTGCTCTGCGATTGCCTTGCAGCCACAGCTCAGCTTTATCTGTCGGGCCGTACCAGACCACTGTAGTGGCAGCGGCAAACTGGTTGATGCCGTGAGCCACTGCCTGCGGGTCGCAAACCGCGACTCTAATCTTTTCATCCGCTCGGAAGGCAGCAATGAATTTCTCCCTGTCTTTGATCGGCACTTCGCCATTGATCTTGATGACGCCGTGGCCTTCCTTGGCTAGATGATCAACTAGCATATTGATCACACTGGTCAAGGGTACCATGACTAACACTTTGCGGGTGGCAGTTTCAATGAGCTCCTCGAGCGCCGCCAATCGCGGGCCGGCATCGATCGCGTGGGCCTGGTGCTCGTGGTCGTAAACCGCGCCCTGGACGATCTGCAAGGCTTTGGCCCTGGCCGCGGCCTCGTTGGCCGGCGTGATGCCGGCGCCGTCGAGCTCGAGGTGCAGCTCGCGCTTGAGCTCGCGCAATAGCTTATCCTGAACGGTAGTAAGCGGGATCTCGCGCTGCTGCACGGTGCAGGGCGGGCCATCCCAGATCTCCTCGATACCGAAGCGGATCGCAGGCTGCAGCAGCTTGGCCGCCGCTTCATAGGAGCCGTGCGCCGGCAACCACTTGAACCGCGAGACTTGCACCATGGTGCGGCGGTGGAAGTCGGTATACGACTCGCCGCCGGCATTGTTCACAAGTCGCGCCAATCCATAAGCGTCGGTAGGCGCATTAGGGACGGGGGTGCCGGTGAGCAGCCATAAATACGGCATTCGCGCGGCCTGATACAGTACGCTTGCCACGCGATGACGGCCAGTTCGTCGATCCCGATAAACTGATGCTTCGTCCACGATCGATATTTTGATGTCGTGCCGGTTATACAAGTCGGCAGAGAGTCCCCCGAGGTCAAAACGGCGTCGGAGCTTGGCGCCGACTTTAAGACCATCGGGATTAATAATATAAAAGTCGGCAGGCTCCGCCAGTTGCTCACGACGTTTCTCCCCATCCCCGTGGTGAATGATCTGATAGCTTCGTCGCGCCATGAAATTTGCGAACAGCGCATCGGCCCATACCCGTTGCAAAGTGTTAAGCGGCGCGTTGATTAGGCAGCGGCACTGGCCCGGCGGATATTGCTGCATGACAAAGTCGGCAGCCCACAGTGCCGCCAACGTCTTCATCGTGCCCATGTCGCTAAGATTGAACGAGCGGGCGTGCAGCACCAGAAAGTTCGCCATCAGCTTCTGGGCCGCAGTCGGATGGTCAATATCAGGTCCATGTGGCCAGTCGTAGAATTCCATGACTGGCGCCACAGGCAGATTGAACCGCCGTAATAGCTGACTGTTGTAGAGAGTACGCGGTACAGCAATTGCGTCAAAACGAATGCGGTACGCAGTTTTAATCGAATTAAGTACATGGCGATAAACTGCGTCATCATAGCCTCGATAGACCAGATTATTCCGGTATAGATAGAATTCAGGTTGCATAGGGTTGGATCGAATAGGTTGAGCCAGGGCCGCCGGTGCCCTTGATCTGGATGCCGTGCGGGCGCAGCCAGCGCTCGTTCATTTGTTTGATGTGAACCGCTAACACATTATCCCACAGCGGGCCGCCATCAGGACGATCGTGATAAACCGCGTTCATCAAGTCGCGTCGGGTGATGTCGTGAGATTTTCGCACCACGTCATAGATGCGTTGCTTGACTTCCGGCATGCGGATTGCCGGCGGGATTATTTGGCCGCAGCAGGAGCAGATTCTAGGAGCCATATGGCCATTCCTTTAATGATTTCTTCACTTGTTCCGATAAAAGCCAGTCCTCCAGATTTGAAAATGGTATCGATCGTGTGGCGCTGTCTTGCCGTAAATGCAGATGGTTTATAGCCTTCTTTTTTAACTTCGATTCCAACGAAGCGACCCCTAACACAAGCAAGGCAGTCGATCGTGGAGGCACCATAGCCAGTTTGAACCGGCCAAAACTGATAAGCACCAATCTGCGATAGATATTTTTTAACCTTCGATTTCTCATAGCCTTCCGGCGTCACTGCCGTGTCTCCGTGCTCGGTGCCGTGGGCGTGCCGAATTCCACCTCCGTCGCCATCGACAGATCCATGACCGCCTTGATTAGCGGCAACGGGATGTAAAGCGAATCGGTCAGCACCATGCCGATCGACCTCACGCCATGGACGAAGCTCGGCAGATTAAAATCGGGCGGCTTGCGGAAGTTAACCCACGAGCCGTCCGTAAACAGGATTTTGATTTGCTCGTTCGCCACTAGAAACCTCAAATGATTTCTTCTGAAATCCCGAATTCATACAAACGACGCTCAAGCATTTCCAAATCATCGCTGATATGCTCGTCGCAGCCGATGATAAGGTAATATTGGCCGCACGCTTTGGCAGATGCAGACCAATGGTCTTGCATACATTCGATATACAAACCGCCCTCGTAAACAAATCCATGCGCTGGCGGCTGATCTTCCCAACGGGCATCGGAAAGTTCAATGCCGAGATTCGTTGACAAGTGTTTGCTTTGCTGGAATTCCTCAAAAGACTTCATTTGATTCTCCCAAGGTCTAGAATAACTATAATAATGACAACAATGGCAATGTCAACTACTTTGTTCTATTGAATTCACACTGTTTTACCGGGCAAAACCCGCACATCGGCCCCTGCCGAGCCGGCCAAGAACCGCTATTGACTGAAAACTTGACATCATGCATGCGCGAGTCGATCTCGGCCCAGGTAGTCTCAATGTCAGTCAGGTCATGCTTAGCGCCGAGCTTGCCGGCCGGTCCCTCGCCGAGCCAGACATACCAGCCCCAGATCTGACGAACATCGGGGTTGCGCGCCTGCGCCAACACGGCCTGGCAACGCAGCTCGAAATTATCCTCGCGTACCTTCCCCGTTTTCCAATCAAACAAACGCAATGTCGAATCGCCGGGCGTCACCACCACGTCAGCTTTGCCGCGGCCATAACAATCATCGTCAAAGAAATCACAAGGCGAGCCGTCTTCGCGGACGGCAAGCTTTACTTCCGTCTCAACGGGCTGACCGGCGAAGGCGCTCGCCCACGGGGCAAACCGGCTGACCTCGCCCTCGAGCGGCTCGCTCTTTGCGATGGCTTTGTCGAGGGCCGCATGGACCGTGTTCCCCCACCGAAGCGCCGCGGTGTCTTCATGTTTGACATCCTTTGCAACATACTTGTGGAACGCTCGCTTCCTGCAAATCTGATAATCGTTAAGAAACGAGTAAGACCATTTCGGAATCAGTGGCTGCGCCATTCCTCAAAATCCTGCTCTGCTATATGGCAAAGAAAATCGCAGGCCGGCTGCAACGGATCATCAGTCGGGTGACCCTCTTCTATCTCATCAATGAAGGCCCGCTCGCCGTCGATACGACAAAGCCGCACGTCTAGTTCGCGCGATAGCTTGGCCATGCGCTCAAACTTTTCGGGGAAATGCTTACGAACCAACGCCCAATAGCTAGGACTTGTCGCCTTCACACAAGGGATGCAGTTGTTGTTGCGGAAACCAAGCGAATAAAGCACCGGTGGCTTAATGCCTGCCCGCTCAAGCATTGCGAGACACGCCACCTTAGTAAGCCCGCGGTCGATCAGCGGTGTTTCAACCAACAACTCTGGATAATGATCTCGCAACCGCTTGGCTCGTGCAACATCAGGGCCGTCCGCTGTATAACCAAACACATGAATGTCATGCGGGCTCGCAAAGGCAAGGCGCGGCTTGACTTTCAATTCCACAGTGCATCGCGCCCCGTCAATACCGGCGAGCCATCTAGTTTTTTCCCAGACATCCCACGTGTTCTCATACTCGTCTGACTTGAGTATGCGAATAGCCGAACGGCCAAACCAGATCCGGCAACCCTCCATGAAGCGGGCATTGTCAGGATGCTCGGCGCCAGTGTCGCAATAGACCGGCTGCGCATCCGTTAGCTTAACCGCAACGGCCGACGCTGCTCCGCAAGAAAACCAGCCAATCTTCTGCATCACTTGGCTTGCCATGGATAGATGACCTCGACCTCATCGTCAGTTTGCAAGCCTAGCCGCTGCATGATGCCGGGCGAGAGATCACAACAGCGTCCCGTCTCGGCTGCCGGCCCCCAATCCGCCGGATGCGCAGTTACACCCTTGCCGGTCCGTGGATTAAAAACACGGGCAACATTTTTTCCTGCGAGTTTTGTTTTAGGGAATTGCTGGTAGTCCCAACGCATCGCCAGATAATTCGATTCAGGATTTAACTGCCGCGCAGTTCCAGTTGTGCCTGGTGGATTATCCGGCAAGAACAGATGCGGCTTGTCGTCGGGATTGACACCCTCATTCTCCAGTGCGAGCCCCTCGCTCGGCGACACGCCCATGTCCTCCGGGCCGCCAAACCAGCTGCACTTGCCGATGGCGCGAACATAATCT